TCAGCTAGAGCTTTTGACGCCCGCGACTCGCATCCCCACACTGGGTGAATCGCAGACTACAGCCCGCATAACGCCGTCCCAGCTCAGATGCGCGGCGCAGTGGCCGAGATACTTGAACTGAAACCCGACTTGCTCCAGCTCTTTATTCGTGACGTGGAAGATGGGCATGCCGTTCTGGCTCACTGTCAGCGTGCAGACGCGATCGTGTGTCTTGCTGCTCTCCAGACAGCCCGTCAGGTGGATTAAGCGGTTTTCGAGGGGGTCAGGCCCCATTGAGCGCTTTGGCGGTGCCTCTGGTGTCTCTGGTGCCTTCTGAGCGTCCTGAGAAGGCACTGATGCGGGCACAGGCGCGCTTTGTGGCTGCACCGACTTCATGGATGGCAGGATCGGCTTAGGCGTGTTTGCAGTCTGCAGCGCGGCCATTTTGGGCTTGCTCTCTGCAAAAAATATCTTGTAGAACGTCCAGCCCAAGAACAGAGCGCCCAGGACAAAGAAAATTCGGCTCCACTTGCGCCATTTCAGATAGGCCGGGTTGACGTCCTGCGCAGAGGCTTCTTTGACCGTGCTGCCTTGCGTATGGCTCTTGTACAGGGGGAAATACTGACCTAGATACTCGCGCTCTTCGCTGCTGACTTCGCCGCCCTTGAGGCCTGCGAAGGTCTTGCGCACATAGTTCTGGGGACGCCCCAGAAACGCCGCCTTGCGCACCCTCACATGAAACTCGGCCAGGCCGGCAATGTCTTCATCCAGCGCGCCCATACGCTGGGTCATCAGCAGCACATCAGCACCGAAGTGACGACTGATCTTGAACCACTGAATGACCTGCTCCGGCGTGCCCATCGGATTGCGCCTAGTGATCCTCGGAAAACTCACGTGGCATTCATCAATGACGTACAGCGGGCCGATGTTGTTCTTACCGCGCCAAGTGCTATAGAAGTCCCACACCGAGCCAAACAGCGCAACGCCTTTAGGCGCATCCTGGCAGGGCAAACCGTCATCCGTTTTACCGGTTGCATCGCCATTGAACTCGCCAACAACATACGCAGATTGACCGCGATTTGCAGCCTCAGCATCCCACTTTCCAAGGACTGGAGCACTGGATCTGCGCAGCTCAATCAGCGGCACCAGATCTGGGTATAGGAACTGCCACGCTTCCATATTGAGCGGCAGGTTTGTGATGACCTTGCGACCACTCTGCAGTGCTGGCAGGACGTGGTAGACCACGGCCTCATAGCTCTTGCCTGAGCCGGGAACGCCTTCAAGCAGGTTGATCATGAGCCAAGCCTCACGAACGGTATGAGCTGCATTGCGATGCGGATCAGAATTCCCAACACGACGATGCCGAAAGCCGAAGGAACCCCGATGGCCTGCATCACCGCAACAGCCTCTGGCGGGATCTGGCTCCAGATGTTCAAAAAGGTGTTCTTGAGCTCAGTAAAACCGAAGCCATCAGCGACACCATCAAGCAGGCCCGCCGCCAGCTTGAACACACCTTCCAGCAACCATACGAAGGCATCAGTGATCATGTCCCAGAGGGCCGAGAACACCTCCAAGAAAATTTTCCCGAGCCAATCAACAAATTTCTTGATGCTCTCAAAAATGCCCTTGATATAGGCGACAACCTGATCAATCGCGGCAGATATCTTGGACAGTATTCCCGTGTTCGCATCACCAGAGCCGCTATCGTCTGCCGACCAAGCAGGCATGGAAAGCACCATCAGTATCAGCGTTAGCAACTGCTGCATATCTAGCCTCCAAACACCAAGGCGCGGAACAGCAACAGCGCGCCAACCTGCATGCAAACCCAGATGAAAAGCCAGATAGAGCAAGGTGGCGATAAGTCATGCCGTCCGAAACTCACAAAACCCACGTCAATGCTCATGCCGAAGCTCTGGCACTGACCCTTTACGTCCTGCCACGGCGGCACAAAGGCCGCCGCGAGAGACTCAAATTTCGCTGAAGCAGCCTTGATGCCGGAATCTTTCCAAGCGCTCTTAATGCCCTCCGGGTACTTGCGCTCATAGAGCTTTTTCACCTCTATATCCGGCACCTCCACCGTGGTCGAACCGCCACCGCTTCCATTGCCGTCACCATCACCATCACCATCACCCGACCCATTGCCGGAGCCGTTTCCGGATCCAGTACCCGAGCCTGAACCCGTGCCGGAACCAGATCCACCAGAGCCGGGATTTTTGCCGCCGTTCGCTGCTGCGCAGACAGTGCTTGTGGGGTTCTTAGAGCAATACGTATTCTGGTCTTGAGAGGTCTTGGAAGTCTCCGTGCTGGTGCTTCCATCTGCGCCAGTTTTGGTGCTGGTCTTTGTGGTTTCACAGACGCCGTTTTCGCACTTGGTTTCAGTCTTCACGGTCTCTTTTGAGCCGTCCGCTTTCTCGGTGGTTTTCTCTTTTGTGTCGCCCTTTGCAGCCTCTGAAGGAACGCACTTCTTGACGCCGTTCATTTCGGCATAACCGCCCGCGCAATCGGTATCTTTTTGGGCCGGTTGATCGGACTCAGGAGGCACGGCGCAAGTGCCGCCCGTCACCTTCAATTCCTGCGCGCTCATCCACTGCCCAGCATTGTTTTTGTACTGCACACCCATGCCGACTGCGGACGTCGCGCACCCTTGGCTGCAGCTTTGAAAATCTGGCGCCTTCAAGCAGGAGCCGCCGGACATATCGACCTGACCCGGCCTCTCGAACATCGCCACACCACCCTTGACGCCAGAGCAGTAAGCCGAGACGCCAGAGCAGGCATCAGGCTTAACACACTGACCGTCCTTTTCATTGAACCCAGAGCTACAGACACAAGAGGTTCCACTCTGAGAAGAATTTGCCGGACATGCGTTTATCTGCAATATTTGAAAATTCGCATACTCATAGTTATCGGAAGCACGACGGATAACACAGCGGCCCGATACAACGTTGCGTGTATATGCAGACGCTGATGGAGCCCAAGAATCACAGGCCTCCTGCTGTGTTGCGTAGTTCGGCGTCGAATTCCCACCCCCCAGGTAATAGCGTGTACCCATCGGCACCGACGCATAAGCAGTAGACCCCAAGATAGCCAAACAAAAGACCACCAAGCGAACAAACCAAAGCTTCATGGCCGCACCATCAGGCAAAAGACAAGGGCACTGATTGCCCCAATCAAGGCCGCAATGACCTTTATGAAAACAATCAGTGCCCCTGTAAGCATGGCCTACCCCTTAGGCCTTCTTCACGCCACGCTTGCCCAGATCAATGCCCTTGTAGGACATGGTGATGGCCATCACCACCACGCCAATGCCGATGACGGCGGTTGCCACAGTGCTCAGGTCGATTGCTGCAAAGATTTCGGTCATGATTTTTCCTTTTCAGAGAGTTGAGGGAAGGTGCAAAAGCGCACCCGGAGTGAGCCTGATCAAGCCCCTACCGGCTAGGCTTTGTTAACGGACTTAATGGCAACAGCCAAGGCGTACCCAAGACCCCACCAAGTCACCACCGAAGCAGCTCCAAACGCATAGGCTTGAGCGATGGACGCGGCATCAAGCTGCGAGACGGCCTCCGCCAACAGATCGGCCAGCGAGACAAGCTGCTGTTGATCCAGAGGGCAAGGCAGTACGTCAGCGGCGCAGGTAAGAAACTTCATTCATCACCGTCAGGGTGGATGTCTTGCGAGTCGCACTCGGGGCAGTGCATATCGTCAAGATCCACGCTGCCGTCCCATGGGTCAAAAGTCGCATCGCACGAGCTGCAATGCCACTCTGGAAAATCGCCTTCTGTCACTTGATCACCTCATCCAGCGTGTAACGAACACCTGCGCAGATGGCACGCCAATAGCACCAGCACAGGGGGAGAAACCAAAGCAGATTGAGTGCGCTCATATCTCAGACAGGTCAACGACCTGGGCGCGGTGGAAAGGCTCGGTGTGGTCTTCAATGAGCTGGGCAACAGACTCCAAGTCATCGACCGCACCGGCTTCACTCAGCAACATGACCCACTCCGGTTCCCCGTGCTCGAAAGACGGGGCCAGGAACTGGCCTGTAGTGCCGGACTGGATCACGTAGCGAGGCATCAGGCGGCCTTTTGCGTGGGAGCGGGCTTGATGGACAGCAGAACCAGCTTGGAGGCTTGCTCAGCACCGGCAACGATGTCGAATTCACACACCACAGGAACACCGGTTGCAGGCCAGCTGTTCTTGAGGTGTTGCCACTTCTTGAACTCTTCGGAGGTACCCAGCTTGAAGGGGCGCGTCACAACGCCGATAGCTTCGCCACTGTTGCTGTCGGCAATGTCCACAGACAGGTGGAAGGTGGTGGAATCAAAGACACGGCCTTCGATTTCGCCCTTGGACGACTTGATGCCATGCAGAACGGCGTTGGATTGGAACTTCATTGGATTTCCTCTGTAATGGCCTGATCAGCCTTGGAACCGGTACGGCCTGAACCGGAGGCAGAAACTTGTTTGAACGCTTGCGCGTAGGCTTTCTCAACCTCTTCTTTGCTGAACTTGGAGAGGCGATTCGGCATCTCGGCGCAGTTGTCAACGAAGCCCAAGAGGGTTTCAAAGTCGAGGTGTTTAAGAGCGAGAGCGAGACTCTTGCCAGCGGTGCTCATGGCCCAGCGGGCATTACGGACGCACTCGGCCAGGATGGTTTGCTCTGGCAGACGTGGCTCTGTCTTGATCGGTAGCGGAGCAGCCATTGCGCCGGCTTCACCGAGCATGGTCGCGTGCCATGTAGATGCACCGGCAAAGCACCCGTCTGGGTTGCGCAGCAGGTCAGAGGGCAGAATGCGCTTTTGGTTGCCGTAACGCAGTTCTATGCGCGTCCAGTCCGTAGCATCCTTGGCCCCGAAAAGCTGCTTGCCCTTTTCGTAGATGTTGGTGAGCTTTCCAGCTTGACGAGAGCCGAGATAGATGGAGCGGCCCTCCCCTAGACCGTCCCATTCATCCCATGCCTTCGCCTTCGGGCGACGCCCCATGTGATCCATCAGGCCCGCGTCATATTCGGGTTTAAAACGCGCCCAGCCTCCGGCAACGCCTTGGAAGAAGTCGAGGGCCAGATCGCAGCGGGTAATCAAGCCGCGGTGCTCGTCGATGTAGTCGGCTAGATCTTCACGCCATCCTGCTTTCGCAAACGTGCAGGCCATGCCCTCAAGGTTCACATGGATGGTTTTGGCCTGAGCTTCGCTGCGCGCACCCTTGGCTACAGAGAGGAATCCGACCCAGCCGACCGTGCGGCCACAGCGCTCAATGTTGTAGCGGTGCTTGTAGAAATTGAGGCCCCGGCAAAGCTCAGAATTGGCGATGAAGTCAGGGCCAAGGATGGCGGCAACGTCTTCGGCCATCTGGAAGGCTTGCGTATGCGCGGTGTAGTCTTCATCTTCCAGCTCACGCAGCATGTTGACCAGCTTCACCCGGTGATACAGGGCCATGCGCCTGCCCTCTTCGCGCTCATGCACAGAGCGGGAATCCAGCGGGCCACCGTCCTGCCAAATGGTTTCATCAAAGGTCGGGAACAGGGTTTCAACAGTGGGCACAGGCGCATGGCGCATCTGAACTGTGAAAGCGATCCAATCGACGTGAACGAGGTTGCTAGAGGCTTGACGCTCAATCTGCAGGCGCAGCTTAATTTCGTTGTTGACCAGGACAAGGTCATTGGCGTTTTTCATGCTGCGCCCCTTGTCGAAGTTGTCCCCGTGTTACTAACGGGGACGGGTGATGTTTCCGCGTTTACGTACCCCCCAAAATTGATAGCAGCGCCATCGGCGCAGGAACCCCCCGCAAGCGGGGACCCCCCTGCGCTCTCATGCGCTGCGAACCAATTGAGGGCAGCACGAACTTGCGGTGTAAGGCTTCCGCCTCGTGCGAAACGATTGAGGACAGCGCAGCGGTCTTTGTAGTCACGAGAAGCCATGACGCCGCCGTCTTGAACGTATGCAGGAGGCTTTGCCGAAATGGCTCGCATGGCCTCAGCGCGATACACCTGAATGCTCATGCCTTCGCCGGGCTTGCCGTCGTAGCAAATGATCATGAGCCCTCCCCCTTGCGTGCCTTAAAGCGCTGAACTGCTTCAACAACACCAGCAAGAACCAGAAGCACGAACATGGCAACGCCAAACGCCAAAACGATGAGGGCTTGAGCGCGAAAGGCCCATTCAGCGAAAAAGAGGAATGTGCTCATGCGCACACCTCAATTCGAGTCAGGAATGCAGCGCGAAATGCTTTCCACGAAAGCGAGGTGTTTGGGTACGTGTAGCCGCCGCGAGCACCACGACGAAGAGGCAGATTGGTTTCCTCTGCCGCCCACTTTTCAAATGCGGCGCGGGCGTCCAGCACCTGCAAACGCGCAGAAAAGTCGCTGGGGAATTCGCAAGTAGCGCAGGCGCAGTCTTTGGCATGCCGAAAACCTGCGACGAGAGTGGTGCCCCCAGCGCCGACGCGATGGGGAGTCGTTCTAAGATCAGCAGCTTCTAAAGAGGGAGAAGCCGCCGTGGGATTTATCGGGTTAGGACTGCTATTGCCATTCATAGCAGCAGCCATAGGAATGCTGCTTACATACTGGGTGCTGTATTCCGCGATCAAAGCCGGAGTCAGAGATGGAATCTCAGAAGCCCGGTTCAAGCTGCCTGCTGCACCGTCACCCCAAGCGCCACCTGCGCCGCCCGGGTTCCGGTGGACGCTGATGCCAGACAAGTCGCCAGCAAGCAATGCGCGACTAGATGACTTGAGGATCGACTGAGAAATGGTGCCCTCCACCTGATCGACCCGGACGGAAGCCGCCAGGCGAGCACCCAGGTCTTTTTGACCAGGCGGAGGACTTATCGAAGATGCGCAAACGGTTTTAGACATGCTGGCGGCTCCTGCAACATCTGATAGGGCAAACTATCAAATGAGATAACGATATCAAACGTGATAACAATATCACATTTGATAACACCAGCCAACCGCAATTTTTGTTAGGAACCGAATGCTATGAGCACCGCATCTCTGATCGAAGAGGCAGCAAAGAAGGCCGGAAGCCTGCGAAAGCTAGGCCTCATGCTAGAGATACCCGCAGGGAATCTCACCCAGATGAAGCAAGGGAAAAGGCACTGCAATGCGCGAACCAGAGCACGCCTCGCGGAAATAGCCGGACAGGACCCTACGCGGGCGATACTTGAAGCATTCAGCGAAGACTTAGACGATCAAGACGAGATCCAAAAAGGCGCAAAGCAGATGCTTCAAGCTATGCTCGATGCGTTCCCCAACCGTTCGTAA